GTTAACGTTCGGGTTATAGTCAGTGATCTGGTACGTGTTGCCGTCTGACAGCAAGAAATTAGAGCTATACACAGTTCCTGGAATCAAGCGATTATTGAAGATAGTTGAGATAGAGCTTGACATTCCAAGAGAGGGTTGTACAACTTTGTATACCTGTGTTGTAATCTGGTTGCCAACAATACTTGCATCCGCTGCATCGATAGTCTCGGTGAACTTTGAGAATCTAAAGGTAGTATTAAACATCTCTAGATAGTCATTGTTGAAATTCGTAGCGGCTGCTACTACTTTTGTTGTGATCTGCGCAGGTGATAGACTTGTATTATTAAAGTTGACATTAACATTAATTGTTGGTATAATGTAGATATATTCCGGATCAATAACAATATTTTGAATATTCAAGATCTTCTTGTTATCGAAGAAGTAAACCAGATCTGTTTTTCTCTGGTTAGTCAAAGGTGCACCTGAGTAAGTGCTCGGTGAGATAAACACCTTGCCATACTGTACGCTGTCGGTTACGGTCTCGCCGCCATAGATGTGTACGTCTTTAACTTCATTAAAATTGTCGATGATTAGGTTGCGATAGTCACTAGCCGTGACCGCGCGTCCTAGAGTCTGAAAAGCTCTTGGAGCCCTGAATCTAATTGACTCGATTTTTTCTCTCTCCGAACCATTAGAAGACTTTGAAACTGTTGTTATTGTAGTTCCAGTGACAGCCCCACCGTTAGTAGGTCCTAAGTCTTTATCGATAAAGAAAGTATCAATCCCGCTTCCAGAAGCGCCACTTGTAGATCTATAAGTTAAAACTACAGTAGAAGCATTCTGAGGAATACGACCAAACACGCCGTCTCCAAACTGTACTTCATATGTTCCACCAGAGCCAGCCTGCAAGAAGTATACATTCGAGGTAGGAGTCACGTCATACAGAAAAGTCTGCTGTGAGAAATCGCTAACATTTAGTCCATTGTTCTCTGCAACGGTAACGGTCAAGCTATCTGTGTCGATTGATGGATTGGTGATAATAAATTTCTGATTATTAACGCTATAGTCTACAGTATAGACTTCGCTAAAATAAGTTCCCTCGTATATCGCAAGATTTGAGAACGTGAATGTATTGGAGGTAGACAGCGCAGTGTGATTGCGGTCTGTTGTGAATACGTATGCCCCGTTAGCGTTTGTGCCAGAAAACTGAGTACCTTTGGGAATCTCGAATATATTACCGACGCCATTAGTATTGAAAGTAACGTTGATCAAGGCTTCTGACGACTTTCTAGAAGAAGGTAAGTAGTTGATCTGCTTCGCATGAGAAACTACTGAGTCTCTAACTTGAGCACTGTCCAGAAACATCTCAGAGATAGCCATATTGGTATAGAATGAGTTGATGTAGGTATTGTAGGCCATTACGTCAAGCAACACATTAATATTTGAGCCTTCAAAGTCATAGTCTTTGAAAATAGTCTGAGACTTCATGAACGTCTTCAAGTTATTCTTGAGAGTATCAAAGTCTAGTGAAGTTATATTAAGTGCACTATTAGCTGCCATTTATCTTACTCTCTTGAGCGTAACATCCATTGATATTGGAGTATTATTATTTATTAAAGAAAAAACAATGTTTACAACGACTGTGTTGTAATCAGAAGATTCTCGGACATCTACGCCAATAAGTTTTGCTCTCGGCTCATTGTGTTTTATAGTTAGAGTTATCGAATCCGTTATATCTTTAGCAGTCAACGTATTCATTGGTTCAAACAGATGTCTTAGAATATCTGAGCCAACTTGAGGCTGAAACATTCTCTCGCCATAGTTGGTGAGAACTAAGTTCTTAATTGACTGTCTAACTGCGTTAGCATTGGTAGTCTTAGCGAGAGTTCCAGTAATTGGATGTATAGAAAAGCTATTTAGAAAGTCACTAAAGACTTCTGACTGTCCAGCTAGCTGGGTAAATTTATCTGCTCTCGTTGACATAGACTCTGCCTTACCTTGTTGGTATTACCTGCCCGCCTGGAGGTACAGTGCTTGTCTCAAGCAGTGTTCCCTTAGCCGACTTGATCTTATTGCTCTTGCCTGAGACAATGACTTCACTGTTGATAGACAAGATGCCTGACTTACCAGAACCATAGTTAACGATCGCGATATTTTCACTTCCGGTTGCGTAGATATTAATAAACCCTTTATGCTGTATACCAATACCATTCTTGTTGATGTTGATGTAGTTGTCTCCAACTCTCAGCTCAATCTCATCGCTGGCTTCGATCTTGATCTTACCTTTATCAAGTGTTAGGTCGAAGTTGCCTTTTTGAACATGGATCCCGTACTCGCCAGATACCATCTCGATCTTGTTACCGGTGATCTGAGATATATCATTGCCCATGATATTATGATGAACGTCACCGGTGTGATCAGTAACTATGTTTCCCTCAGTAGTGTGAAATCCATCTCCACCCGCAGAAGTATTTATCTGAGAATCATTTGTCCCAGATATGTTGGCACCGCCACCTGCAGAAGATTGATTCCCACCGGTCTCAGAGTGGCTTCCGCCTTCTGTGGTAGATCTACTGGTCCCGCTGACTTTTGAGTCCGAGTGGCCATCAGCTGTGGAAGAAACACCATCTGCATTATAGCTGTGGCTTTTGCCAGTCTGGACACTTACGTGTTGACCGTCGGGACCAACGCCGGTATAGCTTCCATCTGGATGAATAATAAATGAAGCTTCATTCCCAGGTTCAATGCTTCTAATCTCTTGACTTCCATCTGGACGCGTGGTTACCAGAAGATTAGGATAAGTTCCCTTATATGGAATCTTTGGATGAGCTTGGTTTGGATCATAAGTCATTGTCAAGTAGCTCCTTTAATAGTATTCACCGCAGTGCCAACAACAGATCCAGCTGCTCCGCCGACCGCTGCGCCAATAATAGCTCCGGTAACACCGCCTTTCGCGGCACCTACGACTGCACCCGCAGCTCCACTAAAGTTGCCGAGTCCCGCTGCTCCTGCTATTCCGCCCACGATGCCGGCAGCTTTAAGACTAGACATAGCTTTGCTAAAATCACCGCCAATATCTGGTTTGAGAGCAGTATTCATTCCTGATTTCTTCTTAGCGAGAAGAGCTTGATTCTTGGTAAAGTCACTCATGGCTGGACCAACTTTACCAACATTCAGAGCTGACTTTGGAAGGTTACCACTTACCATGCTTTGCACATTTCCAGCAATATTTGGAATAAGCTTTCCAGCCATTGATACCATATTTAATGGATTCATTCCATGGCCTAGAATTGATGCTATTCCCATAGTTGTCACATTACCTAGACCGCCGGTGATTGCCTTGCTAATATCGCTAATAGCATTTCCTTTACCTAGAAGCGCATCGGCCACTTTTCCAGCAACAGCTGCTCCAATTGCTACTTCTAGAATGGTTGCGGTATTGTGTTGGATGTGATCTTCTGCCGAGGCAAAGTGATAGTCGTTGTTAGTTCTTCTTCTATAGAGTATAGCTCCGGTCTGCACGTCTTTATACTGGATATATCCTGGATATGGCTCTTGATCTAGCTCATGATACTGCTGTACGTGTGTTGGCGGAATAGTGGTAGCTATAAGGGCAAGCGCTGGAATGCCGATTAGCGGGTTTACTTTTGGAACTACGAGAACATTTCTCTTTTGTTCTATTTTTCCTTGGTTTGCAACAGCTGCAACTGCTAAGCCTGTCATTGCTAGCTTAAGCGCGTCTTTTGCAACCCCGTCTAAAGAGCCTGAGTCAAGTACTTTACTCATAACACCAAACATAGCACCTGCACCAATTAAGCCGGCAATACTACCTAAGCTCTTTCCTAAGCTACCTGCAAGCATTTTTGTTAAACCTACGGCGCTTGTTAAGTTGATGATCTTGCGTACGTCGTTAAACCCATCAACTGCGTTTGGAAGAGCTCTGCTCTTCTTTTCTGGATCTACTTTTTTGACGAGATCAAGAACGTCAGTCTTTGAAGTCTTATCTGCAGAAGCAGTTGTTGGCTTAGTTGGTTCTTTAAGCTTAGTATCAACTTCATTCTTATTAACAATCCCTGTACTGATAGTAAACTTACCAACAGTTGGGTCAGCTCCTTGATTATTGATCTTATTAATGTCGATGCGGTTGGGATACATCTTGCTGAAAGCATTGTATTCAACTGGATCGCTTTGGTTAACAGAAGCAGATGGAATAGATCCGGTCTTGATGTCGATTTCTTCTGCGCCGTCGCTTGAAGATCCGGGCTTTGGATCTCCGGCTTTACCGAAGCTTCCCATGATGATTGGATACTGCTGGTCAGAGTCAGCCCAGAATCCCATAACTTTTGAGTCTTTAACTAGCCCAAGAGGCGCGGTGCCGAGTTTACCAATTGCAGCAGAAGTTACTGGCTGCAGCGGCATTGCCCAAGGAAGATCTTTATCAGGAATATTCTTTTCATCGTCATGCTTACCAAAGATGCGTATCTGTACTCGACCAGACTGGTCTGGATCTTTAACGTTTACAACTTTGGCTACCCACCAAGAGAATGATGAACCTAAACTTGCCTCAGTCATTTAGCAGACTCCGGATTACCTTTTAACAACTCAATCACGCATGTATATCTAGGCTTCTCTTCTGGCTTACCAATATCATGATGGATGCGAGATATTAGAAACTTACCTGACATAGAAGGATCATTCTTAGTGTTGTCAGTCGTGCCTTTTCTATTTGGCAAGTTAGCGGTGACAACATCCCCAGCTTTTAACTTTAGATCTCCAGGAACTCTAAGCTTAACAGTTCCCTGCATAAGAGAAGAAGCGAATGTCTGGCGATCTGCGATATAAGTTGGGATGCTAGTCTTGGCTCTCTGTGAAGTATCTACTGGAATCAAAAGAAGTCTTGGCTTTGCCTGTCCTTGAGGCTCTCTGTATTCTTTATTAAACGCTCCTGTATTGATGTCTTCATCGCCGCCAGTCTTATAGTCTTTGCTATTTTTAGTAATCGTGTTGGTGGTGTATTCCCAAGTTCTAAAATTAAAAGTAGCAACTTTAACCTGTCCACCAACTGCCATTCTGTCAACTGCGTTGAATTGACTAGGAGTCTCAACACCAAATATCTGGTCATCAGTTTTATTACCGACACTGGTATTGATTGAGTCTGACTGCTTGAAAGTCTTTACCGAGCTTCCCTTGAAAAGCTTCTCGATAGTAGTGAACTTAAAGATCTGGTCTGAACCGGATCTAGTCTCAAAGAAGACGAACAGAGATGACTTGTTCTCATTAGATACAGCTCTCTTCATTGCAATCTCAATAGCTTCGTAAGGATTCTTATGTGAGATCTTTATGTTCTGCGTCCCTTTAGTCTCTTCAACTTCAATCTTCTTACTACTCTGTAAGTAATCTTTATGAATAGTTTTAATAATGTCTGAGATCTGAGAATTAAAAGTTTTCTCAACATAGTTATTCTTAGCTTTTAAAGCTTCAATAGAAACAGTATTGATCTTATATGACTTATGTTTTAAAGAAGAAGTCTCTCCTTTAACTTCTCCTAGACTGCTTATGCCGAGCTTGTAATTAGCTGAGCCTCCTCCAGGAATTTGAAAAGTAATATCTACTTTCTCGTCACCGCTTATTTTAAGTTGTCCAACTTGATCATCTGTATCAAGTACTTCAATGTCTATAATAATTCCAGGAGTGAAGATGCTTTCATAGATGGAAGCAGACACGAATGACTTAGACAGATCGAGTGAACCTCGATCTGAAGTAATTGTAAACTTTTTTACTGTAATATCACCAGGAGTAGCCATATTATTGTGCCATCAATTCCGTTAGCTTACTTGATAGAGCTCCACTTACACCGCTATCAATGATTTTAATTACTTTTCTACTCTCATTTTTTTCATTTTCATAATCGTATATAGTTACCGGATCCCAATAGATCTCTTCGCCAGTTACTATGTTATTTGCAAGAGAAGTTGTTGCAGTAAATGCGGTATTAACTTGGCTTTCCATACCATAGATATAACTGTTACCGGTTATAGACACTGATCCATTAGTATATAGCGTTCCAGAAACATGCTGAAGAACTAAGCTTGTGTTATTAGAATATGATACCTGTCCACGACCGATATGATTAGCATCAAAGTGGATATAGACTACTTCATTTTTAGTAAAAGTATTAGCAGCGCATGTAACACTTATAAGAGCATTTGTGTTAATTGTCCAATCTGCTTGAATTCTTATATAATTTATTATTTCACCAGTATCAATGTTTATAACTGGTTGATAATACCTATGATGGTTTTCTGGTAAAGCGTTATAGCTAGAAACACTTATACGATCTCCGTTATACCAATTGTTTCTATAATAAGATATCTTATTTTGAAGATTAGAAATTGTTGTGTTATACTTAGAAATCAAATAAGCATTAAACTTATCATTAGTCATATACCATTGATAATAAGGATCTATGATTCTATTTGAAAAATAGAGAATCCAATCCATGTATTGATCATTGTAATAATTATCTGCAATCTCATCCGCTCTTTGTCCATTAGAGACGTCGTATGAATAGTAGACAAATGGACTAGTTGGAACACTGGCAGCTATGACTGCTCTTGCAGTCAAGTCAACTGCAAAAGTGTTAGCATACACTACAGCAGGAAATTTACTAAAATAGTTCTCAGCCATTATTCATTCTCACTTGGATTTGAATGGGATTTTCCGAGCTCATCAAAAAACTTACTTACTCCTGCAGCAGCATCTGTCCCTACAGTAGATGCTGCATTAAAAATAGCAGCTCTAAAGTTTCCATTAATTGGTACATCCGTAAGAGCTTCTTTAGTCCACATCTCAATTTCTTGGAGCTCTATGTTTAGACTGATATGTGTTGGTGCAAAAGTGTCCATAAAGAAAGATGGGCCGTTTGGTGCATAGTCAGCAGTAACGGACTTAATAGCGCATGGCTTAAATCTATACAAATACTTATTAGCTGGAAAAAGACTAATGTCTGCGATATTAGGGATACTAAAGAAAGTTCCAGCAGTTCCGGCCGCTAGACCGGGAAGCATGTTGAACTTAAAAGCTTCAATGATTGTTGCAATCTCTTGTGACTCGTCAGCATTTCTTGGAGCAAATAACCAACTGAACGAGTGTGACTTGAAGTTTGGACTTTGAAACAACATTGTCATGAATGGATTCTGTGCTAGTCCTACCAAGGCTAGAGCCTGTGCACCGCCGCCGTCAAGCGCACCAGATATCTTACTCGCTCCGTATGAAGCTGCCCCTGCAGCACCAGCATTAATAAGTTTATCTATCACACTAGCTTTAAATGCATTTGAAGAACCACCCTGTCTATTGCCTTCACTTGGTGCTATCACCTGCTCAATAGCTGCACCCATTGCGGCGCTTTGTGCTGATGCTGAAGAAGCATTCCAGTTAACCGAAGTTGCATCTTGGAGACTCGATGGAAGCGGAAGAGTTATTCCTCCGGTATTTCTTAAGAACGGCGCGTTAAAGATAGATCTTCTTTCATACTGCTTAAACTTAAAGCTGATGTAAGCGCTTCTTCCAATATCAGCGTTGACCAAGTCACTGGGATAAACAAAGTTACCCATGTAGTAACGCGCTTCTCTAGAATTGTTTGGATTATTGTTGTAGTTATAAGCAAGTGCGCCTGCTTCTACAACCCCAATTCCATTGACTAATGTGCTTGCGCTTGGTATGAAATCTGTGATCGAGGCCATGAAAGTTCCTATAAATATATTTACTTCTTATTTATTATAGAGACACAGATGTCCTACAAAGGTTACTTCAAACCAAAAAATCCTGGTAAATACAAGGGTAATCCAACTAACATTATTTATAGGTCTAGTTGGGAACTTAAGTTGATGTCTTATTTAGACACTCACCAAGACGTGATTCAATGGAGCTCAGAAGAGTTTTGTATCCCATATCGCTCGCCGGTTGATAATAGAATTCACAGATACTTTCCAGACTTCTATGTTAAGAAGAAGAACAAAGACGGTGTAGTTGAAGTAGTTGTTATTGAAGTTAAGCCTTTAGCACAGACTCAAGAGCCAAAGAAACCGTCTAAAGTAACCAAGCGCTATATCAACGAAGTCTACACTTGGGGTATAAATAGTGCTAAGTGGAAGGCCGCAAAAGAGTTTTGCGAAGATCGCAAGTGGTCGTTCCAGATATTCACCGAAAAAGAACTGCAGATCAAATTTTAATGGCAAATGAACCGACCACAAAAGAGTCAGTTAACTGGTTTCGCGAGACTGCTCAAAGCTTGTCCGGAAACTATAACAAGCTGATGAATGATCCTAATAACGTGGCCGGAGGCTTAACCATAGACTCAATTGGAAGAATGTATATGTTCTTCTACGATCCCAAGCATGGTGAGACTCTTCCAAAGTATGATACGTTTCCTCTTGTGTTTCCAATCAACTTCTATGGCGATGGATTCTTAGGACTTAACCTGCACTATCTCCCTCCAGGTGCTCGCGTTGGTCTTCTAAACACCATGAAAGATACTATAACTAATGATAAATATGATGATAGTACTAAGTTAAATATATCTTATAGAATATTGAATAATATTGCATCTCGCACGGGATTCAAAGATTGCGTTAAGAGATACCTGTATGGATTTGTGCAAAGTAGATACTTATACATAGAGCCTAGAAACTGGGAATTTGCTCTTAATCTACCCACTGAAAGCTTTGTTACTAAATCACAGAACATCCGCGCCGGGAGATAATAGTGGCATATAACATATCAGAATTTAAGTCAAACATTGGTAGGTACGGCATCCAGCCGACTAACAAGTTTATGACTATCATGACAGCACCACTAACTATTGATCTCAGCAGCTTTAGCGCTTTGGCTGACACTTTTAATACACTGGCTGCTGAGAGAATGATCTATCTTAGATCCGAGCAAGTTAAGATTCCAGGCGTTACCATCGTAGGCAGTGATAACAAGAGATATGGCGTTGGCGTACAGCAGAAGATGCCTCACAACGTCCAGTTCAGCGACATCTCGATGACTTTTGTTGCAGATCAAGAAGGAACTATCTACAGGTATTTCTACTCTTGGATAAATCAGATAGTAGACTTTAACGGTACTACCAACTATGCCGGTAGATCTTCTTATATGCTAGGTTATAAAGACGATTACGTTACCGACATCTACATCTTTGTCTATGATAACTATGGAAACGTATCTAAGACAATTACTCTATACGATGCTTTTCCAATCTCAATGAATGAGATCAGTCTAGACTGGAATGCAACAAATACTGTGATGAAGATCAACGTAAACTTCTCATATAAAGAGTGGTCAGTTGATAACGTTAACACAGCGTTTGGAAGTACGCTTGATCTCATACTCGGTGCATTTGGCGGTAACCTTGGTGACTTCACAAATGGAATAGGATTTAACAGCTTCCAGACTGGACCATCTCTGTACGGTACTTCTTTTAATCCGTCACAGACAAGTACTGAATCACCTTCAACTACATCTACCACAACGGGTTCACCTTCTGACTTGGGTGGCAATTGATAATATTAAAATAACTGGAGTTTATTATGTCTCTACCAAAGATTACCTATCCACAGATTACA